TATTATTTGAAAAAGTCCTATCTTACATTTACGAAAACGATAAGGCTATGATTGCGAAAGGGAAAAAGACAGGTCAAAACCCTACGAAACATAAAATCAAATTAACAAATGGCTCTGTCATTCACTGCCTACCTACTGGAGATAGTGGTTATGGAATTAGGGGTTATACAATAGATGCCCTTTATGCAGATGAAGCGCACTTTATACCCGAAGATGTTTGGGCGGCAGTAACCCCTATGCTTGCTACCACAGGCGGAGACATAATTCTATTATCTACTCCTTTTGGGGCAAAGGGTTATTTTCACAGATGTTTTTATGATAAGAAATTCACAAGTTTTCATGTAAGCACGGAAGATGTAGCGGACGGAAGAGACGAACCCCAAAGAACAAGAATGAGGGAATTTCTAAAGGACGAAAAAGATAGAATGACAAAATTACAATATCAACAAGAATATCTAGGTTTATTTGTTGGTGGTATAATGAGATTTTTTGATGATGATTTAATAAACAGTATTCTTACTCTCCCCCAAAACGACGAGGTCTCACTTTCTTCCTCATCGACTCATTCTGGGGGAGACTTATTTTTAGGAATTGATGTCGCCAGAATGGGTGGCGATGAAACCGTATTGTATTCGGTGAAACGAATAAATAAACAAAGCATAGAGGAGATAGATTTAGAAATCCCAGAAGCCCAAATCCTAACAGACACGGCAAGACTTATAATTCACAAGGATAAACAATTCAAATATAAAAAAATCTATATTGACGACGGGGGAATGGGAATGGGGGTTTATGATATTGTGCATGAGGACAGACAGACAAAAAACAAAATAGTAGGGATAAACAACGCAAAACGCTCCATAGATGCAGAAAAAGGCGGAAATCCTAGAAAAAAAGCCCTATTAAAAGAAGATTTATACAATAATCTAAAGAATTTGATGGAAAACGGGAAAGTGAGACTTAAAGACAATCCCGCCACAAAACAGAGTTTGAGAAGCATACAATACGAAAACACCGACGGGTATCTTAAAATTTACGGAAATTATAGCCATATTGTTGAAGCATTGATAAGAGCGGCTTGGTGCACCAAAGACAAAACTTTAAATATAATGGCTTTCTGTTAAAAACATGGCAACAGGTATATTTTGCACGGTCGCAGAGGTAGAAAGAAAAGCGGGAGATAATTGTAGCACAACCGCAGTAGCAGAGGCTTATGTTGATGACTACACTACGCAAGTTGAAAGCCTAATTAATGTCATAGTCCGTTATAATTTTTCTGATAATTATGCAACTCTTAATGTAGATGTAAAAAATATATTAAAAGAGGCCGCCTCGGATTTAGCGGCAATATATGTTCTTAATTATAAACCATCGGGGCAAGATGGAAATTTATCAAGGATTGAATACGAGGATAGAGTTAATGTTTTGAGAGATGCAGCACTACGGGGCTTGTCAGTTTTGAGAGATAAAAAAGTGGAGACCTTTATTAATGGCGCATGATTTTAAAAACTTCCCAGAACTTACAAACTCACAGATGCAAGTCTATTATTTTGAGAGCCCACATAAACAAATCATAGAAGATTTTAGAGCCAAAGTTATTAAAGTTACCGACGGCGACACCGTAAGAGTGAGAACTACCTTTAGAGATTTTGATTTCCCTATTAGATTTTTAGACACGAACGCTCCCGAAATGTCAGAGGGCGGACAAGAAAGCAAGAACTGGCTAAAACAAAAAATAGAAAATGAAGAAGTTGATATTTTAATAAACGCAAAAAACAGAGTGGGAAAATACGGGAGACTTTTAGGAATTATCGTCGCTGGGGGAATGAATATTAATGAAGAGAGTGTAAGAATGGGAATGGCTACACCTTTTGACCAAAGGAATGAGGGCGCAATTCCAAATTTAAATAAAGAGTTGGTAATTGAAAGATGGCTTTAGATATTAGTGGGGGATTATTCCAGCAAAGAGATGTTAGAGAAACACCAGCAAGCACATCATCAGCAAACGCATTTTCTTTTGATACAGATGATTTTACAGACACACTGGGGGCAATTAGTTTAAAAAACATTACAAGCGGAACATATACCCCAACAGTGACAGAGATAGCAAATATAGAGGGAGCGATGACAGGACAATTATGTCAATATTTAAGGGTTGGAAGTGTGGTAACAGTATCGGGAAAGATTGGCGTTTGGATAACAAACGATGCAACACAAACACAATGGAGAATGAGCTTACCAGTAGCAAGTACGTTTTCAGCTGTGGAAAATTGCGGGGGAACAGGAGCAGACGAACACGAAAGTCAAGTGATAGCAATTTACGCAGATACAACAAATAATGAAGCACTATTTGATTATTTTGCAGCATCAGAAACGGGAACAAATTATAAATATTTCAGTTTTACATATAGGATAATTTAAAATGGCTACAACAAATATAAGTTCAGCGGTCGCAAGCGACCTAACAACCGCAATTAGTGATTACTCTGTCGATACACAAAACACCGACGGAGCAACGGGGCAGAAAGAGACAGAATACCAAAACTCCGACTGGTCTCAACAATTTGGTTATTTTAAAGCAATACCCGAACTTCACGCTGCAATCAATGCCAAAGCAACATGGACTATTGGAAAGGGATTTGTGGCAGACGAACAAACAACAATGTTACTAGACACCATAAGGGGATTTGGAGCAGACACATTCAACACAATCCTAGAGAATATGATAAGAACTTATTACATAGGGGGCGATGCCTACGCTGAAATCATTAGAGACAAAGACAATGAATTAATTAATATCAAACCAATAGACCCAAGTGTTATAAAAATTGTCGCAGACAAACAGGGAATAATTACAAGATACGAACAAACATCAAAGACACAGAAAGCCACAAAGAAATTCAAACCTAACCAAATACTACATTTAGCACGGAACAGGGTCGCTGACGAAATACATGGGAACTCTGTAATCACCTCAATAGAGAACATCATATTAGCCCGTAATGAAGCTATTGCAGATTATAAAATCGTTATGCACAGAAATGTTTATCCTCGTATGATTTTCCATTTAGATACTGATGATGTGGCAGAGATAGCAGCCTTTAAAGTAAAGATGGATAAGGCTTATGCGGAGAATGAAAATCTATATGTTCCTAAAGATGTAGTTGTGCCCGAACAATTAGCAATCTCTCCAAACTCAACCCTAGACCCAAAGGCATGGATAGATGCACAGGGAAGATATTTTTATGAAGCAGTTGGCACTCCTCAAATTATTGTCGGGGGCTCTGGGGAATTTACAGAAGCATCTGCAAAAATTGCTTATTTGGCATGGGAGCAAAACATAGAGGAAGAACAATTATTTATAGAAGAGCAGATTTTAGCACAACTTAATATAGTAATTGATTTAGTTTTCCCTGCAAGTTTAGAAAACGAATTATTGTCTGACAAAGAAAAAGACGGAGCAGAGAATATTGACCCGTCTGAAACGACAGCGGGAGAGGGGCAGTAATGGCATCAAAAGCATATACGAAAGAGGCAGTAGCAAAAAAGAGAAAGAATTGGGAGAAATATAATAAAGGTAAAGAGAAAGAGACTACTCCAAAACAAAAAAAGAAAGAGCCAGAAAAGAAAGCTGAATTAAAACATATTCAATTAGGCCCAACAATAGAACTCAACAAACCCGAAGCCAAAACTCCCGAAACAATACAACTCAACGAGCCCGAAGAAAAAAAAGGTATTATTGAAAAGGGTGTTGGACTAATAAAAGGCGAGGGTTTGGAAGTTGGGGGCAAATCTATCTATAAACCATTAGGCACAGAAGAAAGCCCAATCGCAGCAGGCACACTTCCTATTGGAGCAGGCGGGGCAATAGCTGCAATCAATTCAATAGGCAAAGCGACTAAGGCAGCAATCAAAGCAGGGAACGCACAACAACTAAAAGCCATGGGGTCGTCGGGGGGAGTGAAAACAATTTTAACAAATGCAAAAACAACAAAGGCTTCTAAAACTTTACTAGAAAAATTATTTACAAGCACAAAAGAAGTTACATCAACAAATTTACAAACAGGGGCAACAAAAGTAAGCCAAGTAACAACTATTTCTAAATTAAAAGTTGGCGGTGTTGTGGCAGCAATAGGGGCTATGATTGGAACATACCCATGGGGAGAATGGGCGGCAGGGGAAGCAAAAGAAATAATGGGTTTTACAGCAAACAAAGCAATAAATAGCGGAGACCTCGAAGTGATGCAGGAATTTCTAAAAGAACAAGAAGATATTTTTGATAATACCGTATGGGAAACTATTATGAGAGCATTACCAATGTCAAATATATATAAAGGATTTTCAGATAAAGCAAAAGCTCTTTTTATGCAGAGGAAAGTAAATGATAAAATTGTTTTAGATGAAATGGAGAAAATAAAAACAGGAGAAACTGACGACGGGAAATGGGAGAGAATAAACCAAGAGAGATTGGAAGCAGAGAAAGCGAGTGTTGATTATTATAATAACGAAAGGAAGAAAATGTTGAAGTGGGAAGAAGAAGCAAGCGATAGAGACATGAAAGAAGATGCGGCATTCTGGAGAAAGGAAAGAGAGAAACAATCTCAAAAGGAAAAAGAGGATATGGAAGCAACCGCTAAATTTTGGTTAGAATATAAGAAACAAAGTCAAAAATTAAGCGACGATAGCCGACCAAGCAATCTAAATTTTGGATTAATTTAAAGTGAATAAAGAATTAGAATTTGCAATTAAGGTTGGGAGAAACGCCTTTATACTTTCGGGTATGTATTTTGTTAGTGTATTTGCAGTCGGGGATTTAAGTTATGAAGTTGTAAAACCAGTCATTATTTTCTTTATGACTTATTGCTTTGCGGAGATGGGAAGAAGATATAAACTTTCCCCTACTCACCCAAAAACTAAAATAACGCCGATGATTTTTTGATTTGTTTTTCTCGCTCACTCCGAAAAACACGCTACAGCGCTAAATCTAAATTTCAGTAATACAAAATAGGAATATTTATAAAGAGCGGTTGGTTGTTATTCTAATGGTAGAAGAAAGTGAAGAAGTTGTTG